AGTCCCGTGGCGAGCATGCTGGCCGAAACGACCATACGTGCCTTGAGGGCGGGGGTCATTCGCGCCCATGTCTCTGAACTCATATCTTTAACCAGCTCCGTCTGGAAGCTCTCCTTGGTGTCAGCATCTTTGGAGGCACCCGGTTGGGTCCAGTACTTTTGGGGGTCTAATCCGCCCTCTACGGCGTCAGTGAGACCCTTCAGGGCTTTACGTCCCAGCTCAGGGCTGTCACGCCACAGATGGATTAATGGTACGATATTGCCTGCTTTACCGGCTGGAAGGATTGCATCCAAGTTCCCAGGGTAGTTCACCAGGAACTCCATCTGCTTCGATCTGTCTTCCATAGACACACCGGGCGTATAGATCAACATGGCGTTCTTTGTCTTCTGCTTGTCGCTGATATACCCCATACCCATAAGATCATAGATCTTCTTCTGCGCTTGTGCAAAGGGGATCTTGAATTGTTGGGCGAATGCGGCGGCATTGTAGCCAGTGCTCTCTAGGACGTTTACGACATCCTTATGCTCGGCAGCGGAAAAGGACGTGAGCGGTAGCGCATCACTGAGGACTAGACCCACACGGTGCGTGAAGGCCGCCTGTGAGGTAGCCTTGGAGGCCGCCTTCAGGAGCCGATTTGCTGTCGCGGAGATCTTATGAAGACGGTTATTCATCCCGTGGACTCCGTCATCTTGGAGATCTCGTACCTGATATAGAGCAGCGGATGGTGTGACCTCTCCTGTAGCTAATCCTTCCAGGGTCGTCTCCATCCGGAAGTTCTGATCGCTCGTGACCTTCGCGCGGGCCTTAGCGTTCTCAGCCTCCATAGCTTTCGTCAAGCTGTTGCCGGTGCTCACGAAATGATCTGCCCAGGTTGGGCTGCTAGGGTCGCCGGGGTCTACACGGGTCTCGTTGAGGAACTTCTCTGCGGTCTTGTTACCCTTAGCAGCAGCCTCGTGGGCCGACTGACCAAGGGCATCACGCCGCCACTTGTCGCTCATTGATATCGGTACTGGAATTCCAGAGAACGCTTCCATCGACATGCCGATAGGGTCGAAGTCGTCCTGTGGGTTTTCGGTTTGCTGGGCCCAGCCAGTGGTTAGGACGTTACGAGCCGCAGTGGTGGACTGTTCGATGACCATCTTCTGACGGGCGTTCTGGAAGCGCGTTATGTCCTTTTGTGCGAGGGACCCAGAGGCCTTCATGAATGATGTGGCGTACTTGTCGTGTGCGCCCTCTACCTTATTGGCGAGGTACTCTTGATATGCCTGTACGGGGTTAGCTGTGGAGGGGAGTCTGTTGATGAACTCCCGGCCCGTTTCATCGTAGTCTGCTTGGGCCGCAGAGGCCCCCTGGACCCCCATGTATGAGTCCATAACGACCGTACGGCCCCTGAGTTCGTCATCGGGCACGAATGCGCTATGGTCCCCAGTGCGTCTAGCTTCGGCTGCGCCCTTAGGGTCGGCAAGAACCCGACGGTGGGCTTCTACTATTGCATCTTCGTTGCGCTTCTTCTCTAGCGCCTCGTTATCAATCTGCTCCTGAGCGACAACTCCGCCGAAGAAGCTGGAGAGTCCCGACCCAATAGCCTCTAGGGGGTTTGAGGTGGCGGCGCCGACAGATCTAGCTTCGGAAGCGACGGACTGCGTGAGGGTAGCCCCTGACGCCTGCTTGACGCTGGAACGGCTCCTTCTCGTCTTCTCGGTTTTATTACCGCTGGATAGCGTAAAGTCCCATGCCATGTTTACTGTTCCTTATCGCTTGATGCGCTGAGTCTGCAGGGTTTCCTTACCAGCCGCTGCCGCACTACCGGCCATAGACACACCCTGTTTCATCCAGTTACTGGAGGCTGCGTTCCATGCGCCCCCAATGACGTTAAGGGCGTTTTGGTTCGCTGCGACCTGTTGTGACTGGATCGACTTGAGTCCCGCTTCCTGGCTGGTGTCTAAGCGTCCGCTGTTGAGTCCACCATAGAAGGATGACTCGGCTATAAGTCTGGAACCATTAAGGGTCCCAGCGGCCCCATTGTCCGCCATGGCCGCAATCATCGCACCCATTTCGTACTCGGCCTTACGAGCGTTATCATCCTGTGCGCCCGCGAACTGATCACGGGTGGAGTCCATCTCCCGATGGAGACGATCAACCTCTGAAAGGGCCTGGCGGCGGGCAGACTTGGAAGCGGAGGAGGCACTAAACATGCCCCCTATGCCGCTAAGCATCTGACCGCCCATTTGGGCGTATCCGGCCCCACTCATTGCTGTCATATTATCAATCCTGTCTTGTAATTTCGTTGAAGAACCCACGCCACGCGGCGCTTGTTACGACGCAGGGTAGGGGTTGATCGCTGGAGAGCACAATGACCGCTGTACGCCCATCGGACGTTACGGGCACCTTGAAGAAGGTCTTGCCTAGTTCTTGTGTACCGGCGGCGGCAGTGTCCCCGAGGATACGTCCTTCGAACTCGTAGTCATACGCGGTACGGTCTTCGGCGGTAACCGTGACCTTGAGATAACCGGCATCAACTAGGCGGAACGTAATGTCCTTAACGGACAGACGGCCTGTTATGTTTGAGACGCCCTCGTCTTGGACAAACATCTTTGATAGCTCGACTGAGGATGTGTAGGTCCGACCTACGTAGCTCGATTGGGCTGACCAGTCACCAGCGATGGCGACTCGATTGTTAAGTTCGACAGCCACGATGGTACTGTTGTCGATAGCGGTCCCAGTGGGCGCTAACATCCCATCGTCCTGTAGATGTACGTCCATCTGGATCGTAATCGTCGCATCGCCGTTATCGGTCGCAGTCGCCCCTACCATCCCATACGTCGCATCGTTCAGACACGTCGTCAGAGTGCCGGCGTCCGCAATGTCGTTACCGCTTATTGAGAACTCGCGGTTGGCTACGGTCGTTGTGGTCGCATGGGCCGTGAAGGTCAATGCGTATATCAGTGCGGTCTCGGCAGCCAGCACAGACGCTAAGGTGAGCGTGTATGCGGACGGATGATAGGTACGCGGTGCGGCTCCTGAGGCCGTGGAGAAGTTAGGGCCGAGTACGACCCGTGCATCATTAGCGTGTTCCCACAGGGTCGTCCAGTACGTAGAGCCAACCGCAGCCACGTAGGTGCCCGTGAGGATGTCACGCTGATCTATCAGCGGAATGTACTTCATCGTGGTATCGTAATCTTCGCGTTCAATGGGCATCTGTTCTAAATAGATCCCACCGTCCTGACGTTCGATAAGGAGCACTAAGAAGCCATCGAACACTGCGATCCCATAGATGAATGCGGCGGCTTCGGTCGCACCGAACTCGTAACGGCTCCATGCGCTCTGTAGCTTTTGGGCGCCGTCGAAGTAGGTCTTGTATACGTATAAGCGGTTCTGATCATTTGTGGACATGACAAACAGTGTGTTCGTCGTCGCGTCACCATCAATCAGCTTAACGCTGTTCTTGATGTACCCAATGCAATGCTTCGTGACATTGGCAGCGGTATTGGATAAGGACGAGTCATCGTAGTAGTATTCGTAGATCGCCGCGTTCTCAGCGCCCACTCCTGGGTAATACATGTTATCGCCCATGACGGCAGGGCGGGTATCAGGACTGCTGGGGTATGCGGTGGATAGGTCGAATACGGCGCTGGCGGGTGTGAATGACCCGGCGCTGCTAAGTTCGAACTGGTTCCGTGTGGACGAACAGAACAATACTTTCTTAAAGACCTGCATGACCTTTAGGATATTGATGTCACTGGTCGTGGCGCCCCTTGTGACGGGATCGTTGTCTAGGACCTCTACGGCCTTCTTCGGAAAGAGTTCGAAAGGTTCTCCTACGCGTGAGGTCGCTAAGTGCTCATCGGCCATTAGGACCAAACGGTTTCGGTAGAGTGAGACATCCTGTAGTGTCAGCCCGATAAAGTCTGGGGCTGGTACTAGGGTCTCATCGCCACCGGCGCGGGTTCCCCATGTTGCCGCTTCGTAGTGGAATGTACCATCGCTTTGGCGCGATAATATGTGGGGTAGTGAGTCTGCGGCAAATGAGTTGTGGGCGGTGGGGTCCACGGTTTCAGTCCATACCGATCCTGTATCATCAAGAACGTAATATGTGCCGAACCCATCGGCGTCGGTACCGATGACTTTCTGGATGTTTCCAGAGGCCGAAGCCGCCGGTAGATCCGAGAACGCCTGATATGTTGCAGTAATGGATCCCGTATCCGCAGCACCCATGCGCGTGACAACCTGACGGTTAAGGACAAACGTCGTATCTGCCACCGTAGAGAGCTTAAAGTCATCTGAACTTGTAGCATCAAGAAGGTATGTTTTATCTTTGAACGTAGCCCATACAGTTGTGACATCAGCACTGAGGTTTGCTCCTGTGGTCGTGTTAACGCGGATGTAATTATGGTCCCCAGTGGCGACAGCGTCGATGGTCGTAGTGAACGTACCCGACCCAGCACCGCCTTTGCCCGTTGCAAGGTCATTCCAGACCGCGCCATCGGCACTGCCTTCGATCTTGAAACGCTGAACCGACGCGTCCGACAGTCGCCAGGACCATGAGAACGTAGTCTCCGTAGAGTCGATGGCGAGCTGTGTTTCGATATCGACCCCTGCGGCGTCCTCTAGGATACCGGTGCCAGTACTCAGTGAACTGTTCTCAATGGCGAAGAACCGGATACTGTCCTCAACATTGACAGTGACCTGTGCGCCCGTAATGGCGTTGACGACGAATATGTCGGGTGCGGCGTGATCGACCAAGACGAAGTACTGTTCGGTAGAGTCGCGATCGATCGCATGGAACGCGTAGTCCGCAGTGTTGTCTAGGTAGGTGGAGCAATCAGCAAGGTGCTGGGTAGCTGGGCGCTTCTCGAAGCCGCCTGTGGTAACCGACAATAGTACGTTGTCGGCGGTCTCAACCTGCTCAGGACGGCGTACCGCATCAGGCTGACGTGATACTCCTCCGAACAGAGAAGGAAGACGGCCTTCGGTTAGCTTGCCCATATTAAACTCCAGATAGTGGGTTGTTCCTTTGCGCGATAGCCCTCGCGCCTAGATTGTCATTCAGCATATTATAGTCTTCGGTCTCGAAGTCTTCCTGAAGAGCCTGTGTGAGCGCCTCGTGGACGTCTCTCTCAGCAACCTTGTGTAGGGCGACAGAAGACATAGCCCCCTGTTGGAAGCGTCTGGCCGACTTGGCCCATACGTAGTACTGTAGGGCGGGGTTCAGATCAGCGAAGTCCAGCAGCTTGACGAGATCGACCGTAAGGGTCGTAGGCGTTGGCCAAAGTTCCGTATGGTTGTCCATGTCATACATGAGCCACATCGTGTCATCGGCGCTGCGGCGCATTACGGCGTTTATGAATGAGGATGGTACTGGCGTGGTGGTCTTACGCCCGCCTACGGCGTTTACGGTGTCGACCTTGAGGGTGTCGTCGGGAAGGACGAATTGGGTCGCTATGTTCTTAGAGAGCGCGTACGCCCTAAGGGTGTTGATGTGCCATCCGGTCCCCTGGACCTCACGGCTATTACGATCTAACATGGCTTCAGCAATAGCTGCATCGCCAAGTCCTGATGCCAATGACGAAACGGGTGCTTCTCCTGAAGACCATAACATTTCGTTAACGGCATCGAGTCGGGTCATATGACCGGCGTTGGTAGCCATGTATAATCTCCTTACGGTGGCCTAGTGAAAAAAGAGTGGGGACGCCCCGTTAAGGACGCCCCCGTGATCGCGCCGAGGATCTGGAGGAGAGGAAGCGCAATCACATTCACGATCAAGTGTCGCGGAATTCCCAGGTGCCTTCATTGCGGAGCGGGCCGTGCCCACAAGCAATCTTGGCAACCATGAAGTCTTCCTGACGACGAGTGTCGCGGGTCTGTTCCATGCCCATACCAATGAGCTTGACCGTACCAATGCCGTCACGGTGATAACCGCAAGCAAGCGTGGTAGAGAAGTCAGCCCGGTACTTGGCTTTGACATTGGAATTGGCTGAGTCGTCCGACTGCGGAAGCAGGTTCGTACGATAAGCGCCAATACCATCGACAACGATGTAGCTGTCAACACCCATGGTGCCCTGACCGCCGAAGGTCAAGTCTTTGTTCGTGAAGATGAACGGGTTGGCTGCGGTGTCTGCAACCTGCGCGTACTTCAGCGAGTCAAAGGTGTTATAAGGCATAGCGACGAACATTGGATCGCCATCAGGGATGTTATCCCCACCGGCGCCGACGCGCATTTCACGAAGAGCTTCCCACCAGTCACTGCCAGCGCCCGTGGCAGTAAGCGTGCCAGTGACGTCAGCGGATAGGATGGTTTGTCCATCAACGAACGGAGTCGTGCTTGAGGCACCAGACAGGCTGGTATCGGCACGGGCCGTCTTGACGATTGTCCGGTACACGTTGGTATCGAACACGCGTGCAAGGGCGCGGCCAAGTTCTTCGGAGTAACGTCCACGAACGTCGAAGTGGCTCATGGCCTCATCGAGATCGTAGATGCCGACATGGGAGACTAAGAGGCCATCAATGGTGATGACGCGTTCGGTCTCGTCGGTGTCTTGGCCGAGCATTTCTTGTCCGGCTTCGTGATAGGCTGCGTCAACTTTCCAGGTCTTGGGGAATTGAGCAGATTTACCCGACGCGATTTCACGGACGTAATGCTTGTCCATCGTGTGGGTCGTTTCAGAGAAGGCAGCGAAGACTTCGCCACCAAAGATCTTTAGGAACAAGCCTGTGTTATCAGACGTGTCCGCGACATCCGTACCGAACCGAGTAGGTGCAGACGGATCTCCAACGAATAATGCCATTGTGATTTTCCTTGTTCAATAGCTGTGGTTGTAGATGACCATCGTACCTCGGGTTATCATGGTTAGGAAAGAGCCGTCACCTCGGTGGGGTTATCCAGCCGTGAAGCCGTTAGTTAGAATGTCATTGGGTGGGAATTGCCCTGTCGCCCGCCCTAAAGCCAGCGACAGGGTTTCCCGAGATGGGAGGCTTACGGATTTCAGGTCCGCACGCTCATCCCAAACTTAGCTGATGTTGATTTCGCCCGCAGCAAGATCAAGATCGGAGTTGTCTTCACCATTGAACGCAACACCGACGCG